TGCTCCATTTTGTACGACATCTCGCCGAATGCCGTGTCCACAACGTTCTGTGCCTCGGCAAGGTCGGACGCCGCGTCAATGGAGCGCTTGCCGAAATCAATCAGCTCCTTAACGCTGAACGCAAGCCCGATAGTTGCCGCCAAGCTCTTGATCTTGTTTTCAATCCGAGCCAGACCGTTATCGACAGGCGCGGCGTTTATCGCCGTATCTATGCGTATTGAGCCATCATAACTTCCCGCCATTTCATCATCTCCTTTTGGGCATAACAAAAGCACCATGTTTTCACAAGGTGCTTATAAATATATTTTAAAGACACTGATCAATAAGATTTGCTTGCAATATCAACATTATCAACCAAAACTTGATAAATTTCAAAAACCTTTTCAAGCTCATCATCTGTCAGTTTTCTGTTTTCCTCAATAATTGGACTTAACAAGCCCTCCATATCAGTTTTGGATTGTTCAACATCTTCTATAGACGAATTAAACATAGTCAGGAAAAAGCGTATATTGTCTTTTTCCGATTTCGTAAATTCCCCGTATTGAGTGTACATATTATAGGTGAACTCAACATCTACACAAGCTTTCATATATTCGATACCCGCGGAGCAAGCCTCATCATACTTCTTTATAAAATATTCCAAGCTATATTCAATAGCCTTGCCACTTTCGACATCTTCAAGGAAATCGTCTGTTTCGCGAATAGCCTTTCTGTAATCCTGTCTATAATCGCTAACATTTTCGTGCTTGCGAATTGCTTGTTTTGCAAGACGTTCAACATCATCAAGCGATACTCCCCACTCGTCGACTTCATCTATTTCTGCTTCATGTGCAATACTTTCTTCAATCCTTGAGCTTTCGTGATCTTTTCTAATTTCGGACATAATTCGAGATGATTGCTCTTTTTTCGTTTCACACCCCGTAGTCAAAACCACCGCCGCGCAAAGTATAATGGAAAAAAATTTCTTCATAAAAACCTCCAAGAATTTTTCTTCCATTATACACCAAAACACGCGGTTTGTCAACCCTTGAGCTTCTCTTCAAACTCCGCGATCCGCGCCCTGTCCGCCTCGGAGAGCTTCGGCTTAATACGGTAACGCTCCTGCATTGCCGCATACTGCTGCCGCTGTCCGTCGCCGAGCTTGGAGAGATCTGTTCCGCGTATGCCGATAATATCCGACAGCGAGCAGCCGCCCAGATCGCCGAGCATTGCCAGAAAAGCGAACCAATGCAGATGTTCGCGCGTGAGATCAATACCGTAACGCGCACGAAACGCCGAATATACCAGCCGGTTGTCCTGTTCAAAATCGAACGTCGGCGGCTTTCCGTCAGAAACGCGCTCCTCGTCGGGAGCGCCGCCCGACATAAACCAATGCAGCCCCGCCTCCGCGAGCTTTATATCGGGCGGTATTCCGCTGCCGTACAGCAGTCTGAGCGCCGTCGCCATTTTCTCCGGCTCTGCCAGATCAACGTCGTTCAGCGCTTCGGATATCTGCATTCCTATGCGGAAATCGGTGCGTATCAGATACCCCTCGTATTCGTCGGGGAAACCGTCAAGCATTATGTTCAGCATTTCCCATTCTCCTTGCGCTGTACTTATTCATTCGCTCCTGCCGCCGTTTTGCCTCCTCCTCAAAATACGGACGGAGCGCGTCGAAAAACTGCAAATGCATTTCGATTGATGGGAGTATATCTCCATACACCTTTCGGCAAGTACCCTCGCCGAAAACCTCATCAACCGCGTCGCGGAAATAAATATTCAGCTCGCGCTCCGCGTTTACAAGCTCCTCGGTACACATGCTTGCCGGCTTGCCCTTGAGCTTTTCCGCAAGCTCCGCCGAGAATTTAACGCGATCTTTCTCGAGCTTTTTCAGCATTCCGTAATAACGGTACGGCAGCTCCAGATCGTCAAAATCCAGCGTGATATATTCGCCGTTATCGTTGACCTCAATGTGCTTTATATTGCGCTGTAAACGTATTTTATCCATGACTTATTCCCCCGTACTTGCGGTAAACGTGACCTTTCCATCAACGATCGTCGCGGTACCCGGAACGGGATCGCCGCGATAATTGTAGGTGTAACTGATCGTCAACGGATCGGACGAAGGTCCGCCAAAGCTGTCAACCTGTATCGAAATATTCTGCAGCTCCGCGGGATAAGTTCCGCTTGAGGTTTCATTGAACATGTCGACGTTCAGAATTTGACCGTAAGCGTCGGACAAAATCTTTCTCTTGCGGCGGATCTCGTCAATATACTTGAACGTCGGATCGGTCTTGGAAACGGATTTGCTGACCGATATATTCGGCTGATACCCCGTAATATCCGTTTCGGCGGTGTCCTGCGTAACGTCCTGCGACGTTGAGGTCTGAGGGTTCATCTGCACCGTCATTTCGCTTGCGAATCTACCCTCAAGCGCCCAATCGGGAGAAGCCTCTGTGCCTATGTTTAAAAACGTTCTCCAAAGACTGCGCTTTGCCTTGTTTTCCGATGATGTACTCATTAAAATTCCTCCTTATAATATTCAAGGGCGAACGACCCTTGAAAGGTCGCGCCGTCCTCATCCTCCGAGATAAGAGCGCAGGTGTCGGAGCGGGAAATTTTCTGCACCTGCACTCCCTCAACTTCCGGAAGATTTTCGGGATTGGTCAGCCAGTCCGCAACGCCGTCAATAAGCTCCTGTGCCGCCAGCTTGCCCGCCGTATCGATCTCGGGGGAGCGGTAGATCAGCGCGAACGGGTACCGCATTTCGCAGCTCCCGTCGCAGTATTCTTTAATCACCAGCTCGCCCTTTGTGTTTAAAATGCTCATTGAACGCTTTTTCGCGTCCATTCCCGCAAACCCGAGCGCCGTCACGCCATGCTCTTTCAACAGCGGACAGCCTTGCAATTTACGGAGTATTGTTTCGGTAAAATTCATTATCGTCCTCTTATCTTAAAAGCAAAAGCTCAGGTCGTTCGCTTCGCTCACTTAGCCAAGCTGTATTGCCTACACTCCGGTCGCTGCGCTCCCTCCGCTCTCGGCAACACAGCTTGCTCCCGACTTTTGCCGCTGCTGCTTAACGTTGACCTGCAATATGTCTGACCTCGGCGAGCCATGCATTTTTGTTGACCGCCTTAGACGCTTCAAAAAACTTTGCGCACGCCAGTGGATGGCGCGACTTGCTGAAATTGATATTCACGCCGTAGTACACTTTTCGCGCATACGGCGCGGAATATTCAATTTCGCCGCTGCCTATTACCGTACCGATAATTCCCGATTTTGCGAGAATTCCCGTGCGCATGGGAACGTATTTATCGGTATCTTTCAGCACCTGACTGTCGAGATATTTTTGCGCTCGCTCGATATTTCCCGAAATTCTATCGCGGTTATTCCATTGGAATTGTGCGTTTAAATTTATCATTTCGCGATAACCTCCCAATGCTTCAATCCACCGAAATCGAACGTTTTCACGGACGTTATCCGGAACGTTTCGGCTCTTGCCGTTAGCTCCGCGAAGCTGTCCGCGTTTCCCGTACTGCCTATGGCGACCAAATTTCCGACCACAAACGCTACGTCTTCATGCCCCAAAAACGGAACGATCAGCAGCAGTTCGTCTGCGTTCTTGTCGCCCTCGGCAGCCTTTTGCGCGCCGCGCGTTTTCTCGACATGAACTCCGGTCAGCAGTCGGGAAATAAGCGTTTTCTTGAAGTCCTTTTCAACGGTATTGTATAACGTAACCGTTCCGCCGAATTTCACTCGCGACCAACCCCTCTGTAAAGCCAATCCGCGGGCAGCCACACTCGGCACGCCGCACGCGCGTAATTTATCTCCGACGTGTTTTCGGAATTCGCGTAGGTAACGCTCCATGAGCCGACGCTTTCCGACTGTTTGACCTGTCCGCCGCTCTCGGAAATTGCCGAAAGCGAATCGCACAGATCACAACAGCAGCGCTTTACGCGCTCGTCGTCCGCGTGCTCCGAGGCATGCCCGAACGTTATCTTGTCAATATGCGCCGAGGCTTTGGCGGCGACCTTCGAGAATTCCTCCTCGCTTAAGCCCCCGCCAACGCTCTTGTAAAATTCGTAGTCCGCGAAAATCATTCCGCAACACTCACTCTCATAGTCGGCAGCTGGTTATCCTTGACCCAAAGATCATGGAACTTTCTGTACTCGATAGTCCACGCGTCCGCGCCCTGAGTTGTCGCAGGATCGAATATCTTCACGCCGTCCGTCTTGGACACCGCTATCGGAACATTGCGCGGACAGATGATCCAGTTGATTAGCTTCGCTGTCTCGGTTTTTGCAAATCCAAATCCCGCTTTGCCGTCGTTGAACGTGTACTCGCTGTACATTCTCTCGCTCGGCACGCGAATAATGGGATTTCCGTTGAACGTCTTGACCGTGAGATCGACATTGCCCTGCTTGAAAGTTCCGACGTTGATCTGGCGCTGAAGCTTGTCGGTACTGTCGAGAATATCCGCAACGGTGTGCGGCATGGTAATCACCAGATCGGCAGTGCCGCACTTGTCGCGGATAGCGGTAATATCGTTCTTGAGCGCGCTCATTATCGTTGAGGAAACGGGGGAGTAACTTTTCGCAAACCCCGCCTCATTCGCCAGCTTGTACAGCTTGCTGTAACGGTAAGCGTCTATCTCGGGGATAACATTCTCGTTCTGGAACGTGCTCATAGCGGCAGCCGCGTTTGCGATAAATCCGCTTTCATCTACCTCGATACGGTCAAGCAGGAACTGAATACCTCTGTCCATCGTCATGGTTTTCGTTTGATATTCGAGCGAGACCTTGCCGCGCGGATAACCATTGTTGCGGTCGTAATTGCCCAGACCGTCGGTCGACAGCGTAGGTATTTTGATATCCCTGCCGCCGCTGTATTTCACCTGACCCGCGTTAGCCTCCATCCAGCCGGAGGTCGCGCCCTCGATAAGCTGCTGATCGCAAGCCTGCTGGAATAATGTTACTGTTTCAATATTGTTTGGCATTTAAAAAACCTCCCGAAAAAATTATTTATTCAACCCGAAACCGCCGAATATCTGCGATTCGAGATTGTTCGCGTCCGCAGGAACATTGCCCTGAGTGCTGTCCATAAACACATTCGGCGTTTCTTTCGCGAATACGTCCGGCTCGCTCTTTTTCAGCTCATCAAGGTACTCCTTGCCGCCGACAAACGCGCCATTCTCATACTTGAAGCCCTTGCTCTTGAACTCCTCGAGCACGGATCTTTTCACGCGCTCCGACGCGAATTTGTACCCGGACAGCAGCTTCTCGGCAGCGTAGTCGGTCTCCTGCGCGGCGAGCTTCTCCTTTGTTTCCGCGTACTTCTTGTTCAGCTCGTCAAACTGTTTCTCAAGTTCCTCCGACTTGTTGTTCGCCTTGAGCTTTTCGAGATCCTTGTCGCGCTCGGCGAGCTGCTTTGTAAGCTCCTCGACCTTTGCGGCGGTCTTGGCGGCGTCGGCAGCCGCAACAAATTCCTTTCCCGCGACCTCCTTAAGCTGCGCGGTCTGATCTGCCGTAAGCTCAATGCCGAACTTTTTCAGCAATTCCAATATTTTGTTCATTGCTAATTCCTCCTAAAAATTGATATAATAAATGCGCCCTTTTTCAAGAGCGCGGTTTATTTGAATTTTGCGCAGAAAAAAGCGCCTTGCACGCATTATCCGCTGCGCGGAAAACGCTCTTGCAAAACGCTTTTTATGCTCCACAGTCAACCATATAATCAATTATATGTTCGCATATACGCCCTGTTTGGTTCACTGTTGTATGACCATCGGCATCGTCACAAAATCCATGCGTTTGCAAATAGTCCGTAACCTTTTCATCGACCTCAATCACCTGTTCATCGGTAAGCTCTCCATTGATATCAAAATCAAAATGAATTTTATCCAATACTTTTCGGTGTTCGGGTTTCCACTCAAATTTCATTATTTAATCACCCCATATTTTTTCTTCAATTTTGTTGATGTAGGTGTTACTGTTACAAGCGCACCTGTATCGGGATTTATGCAAACCTGTGCGTTAGCGCCAATAAATTTAAGGCTGCGTTTCCCCTTAGCATCTACCTTGATTTTACCATAATCAAGTGTGTTTGTCAAGGCATCGTAAATATCTTTTATCAAGACTTTTCGCTCTATACTTCGTCCGACAAAATGATCGCTAACATAGGTAACTTGTAATCCGTTTGAGGTGGTTAGACCTACAAGCGACTGCATTTGCTTCCACGTTTTTGTTGCATACGCCGTCTTACCCGCCAGATGTCTGTTGTAGTCCGTAACAAACAAGCGCTCGTACTCCGTATAGGCGTTAGCTTGCCGTGCAAAATCCTCATAAACATCTTTCATTCTGCGCAGGCGAATGCTTGTGACGGTGTAATTTTCCACATCTCCCACGGCATCAAATACGATGCACCGATCCTTCTGCCGCCGCATAGCCCGCTCCATTTTTCGCATTTGCTGCTGTGCCTCGTATGCGGTGTATTGCCTGCCCTCGTAGGTGAACGGCGGCGGATCCAGCGCCCTCAGCTGCTCCTCGGTGTAGGACGGCTTGGTAACGCCCATAATTATCGGGTAAGCGGAATGTCGGCAGTTGTAATCGGTGATAAGCGGCAGCACGATCGTATCATACTGCGAATTCGGATATTGCCGCCCCTGATACACCGCGTGCGACGGTCGCGCGCCCATATGCGCGGAGATCTCCCAACCGTCCGCGCCAAACTCGGCGGCGTTCTGCTCGGATATTTTTTGTGTCAATTGTGAAACGCTTGTCATCAACGCTCTGCGCACTGCGACCTCGATCCTGTCCGAATGCCCCGAAGCGTAATAAACCGTTCTCAGACCGCTGTCGGCAAGCGCAAAACACGCCTGCCGCACGGCGGTGTTATAATCACAAACCCCCGTCATGACCTTCATCTGCGCCATGTCCATCTGCTTGCGCAGGAAATCCGTCGCGCTGCCGTAAACCATGCGCCCGTCCGCCGTTTTCTGCGCAAATCCGAGCGTTCCCGTGAGGTTGGTGCATAATCCGCGTGTCTGCTCGATCTGTGCCGCCATGAGCTTTTGAAGCTGCGTATTATCGGCAAGCGGAACGCCGCCGCTCACGCCTAGCATTTTGCGGTCGAACTCATCCGAGCGCTCGGCAGCTTCACGAATAAGCTCCTCGATCTTCGATTCGGCGACGCCGTTTATCCGCGCGATCTCTTTTTTTATCGCGTCGGTGGACATTCCCAACGCCTTAGCGCGGTACATCTGATACTCGGCGGTATCGGTAATTTTCGCCGCGCCCGCGATCCTCATCGCGATATCCTGCAAAAGGAAATCCGAAAGCTCCGAATAAATATCCGTAAGCGGTTTCGGAAGGCTCTGCAATTGTTTTGGAGTAAGCATTATTCACCATCTCCAAAAATATTTGTCATTTCGGGAAGCATTTCCCGCGCCTTTTCAATGGGAACTCCAAAGTACCAGGCGTTGAATTCTTCGGGCTTGAGCAGCCCCGCCTGAACCATCTGAAACCGCCGCGAGAATTCCGTTCCCGTGTCCTCGAATACACTGTCGCCAAACTCAATAGCAGGCTCGCCGTCGGTAACCTCAAGCCCGTAAAACTTAGCCAGCACCGCCGTTATTTTTGCAAGCGATTGCAAAACCGGGCGCAATTGCCGCTGAAGCTGCGCGACAGTATTGTAGGTCGTTCTGTCCTCGGAAAGCACCTGCGTTGCCGTAACCAAGCCTTTCTGACTGTCGAACGTGAACGTCCCGCACGACACGCCGATCTGCACCTCGTACAGCCGCAGCTCCGTGTTGATCGCGGCTTTGTGAGCCTCCTCGCGTATCTGCGGCGCGTAGGTCATTATCTGTTGTTCTATCGTGTTCGTTCCGTCCGGTAAAAATGATACAAAATAATCGTCCGGAATTCCGCTGTTACCGTGCATTACCGTCTCATCGGCGAACACTTTGGCGGACATTTTTTTGAATTCCGCGAGGTACTCGGAATGTGCCGCATCTATCTCGTGAAGCGTGCCGACAGAATTCGCAAAAATGCTTATCGGGAGAGCGCTGTCGAGGTCGATATTGTTTGCGTACGGCGTGCGGAATGTAGCGATCATCGGAATATCCGACGGTATCTCCCCGCTCTCCGCAAGCCCCGCCCAGCGCGGAACAGCGCTCAGTTCGACGCGCTCGCGGCTGCCGTAAATATACGCGGAATTGCGCACGGTGTGCAGTCCGTTTTTGAAGCAATGCCATTCACGCCGCTCGTAGATTTTCCTTTGATATTTCACGCGCTCAAAGAAAATTCCCTCGGTGATCTGCCCGTTTTCGTCAAGCGTTATCGGCAGGAAATCGCGGCTTGTGCCGATATCGAAAAATATCCTGCCCGTGCGCGTTATGTACGGTTTTATGACCGTGTAGCCGCCGACAAGCGTAAGCTGCACGATCCTGTCCAGACGCGGCAGGAGGTTATTCTGAACGAACGAATTCAATTGCTCATCGGCAAGCTCGAACTTTATCTCGCCTGTCACTAGTTGTGCCAGATACGCGGTGGAAATGTACGCGGTCGGCAGCGGGCGGAAGTTTTTGTGTGTTGGAGCTTGCGGCAGCGCGCCTTGAAAAATGTTCCACCACTCGCGCGTTTTTTCGCACATTATGGGGCTTTGCGCGGTATCGATTTTGGATATATCCGCAATGTCGTCCATGCTCTCACCGACCTTTCTAAAGCCGTTTACAAGGCTCTTTAATTTCGTTAAAACGTTCATTTTTCGCTCCTTATTTAAAAACGCTCCGCGCACCGGTCGGCTTCGCCGCCCTAGCCAAGCTGTATTGCCTACGCTTCGTTCGCTGCGCTCCTTCCGCTTTCGGTAACATAGCTTGCTTGCGCTACGCTCTGATCAATTGCGGAATATGCCGCTCGAAGCTATACTCGAACGCGTCCAATGTGTCTATATCCGAAGTGCCGTCGTCAAGACGCTCCTCCTTGCCGATAATTTTATCATTCCAGACCGCGCCCTTGAACGCGTTAATAAGGGAATTGCACTCTTCCGCAACTAACTTAAAACGCCCGCCGCCCATTAACATTGTGGTAGCGCGTATGCGGTCGTTTATCTCGCGCTTGAGCGAATTCTTGACAATGATCCCGAGCGGTCGGAGCGCTTGCCGCAAGCCCGCAATAAGCGTCTGCTCGGCGCTGTCGGCATACACCGCGGTAATCTTCCCGTAACGCTTCAGAATGTCCTCGCAGAATTCGTAGACCCGCCTATAGAGCGTTTGCGGTGTCATATCTGCCGCGGGAATGCGCTCGCTTTTCAGCGCGTATAAATACTTCATATCGTGAGTAATTCCCGACGCGCAAAGCGCGTGCTGCGAACCGTTGCCGCCGAAATCCAAGCCGACATTCAGGTAATCGAAATGCGGGATATCCTCCGCGTTAAACGACGTTGGCGAATCCGAAAAAACCTTGTAGATCGCGCCGTTCGCGACTACCCAATCGCCCCGGATAAAGCGGTCGTAATAAACACCCGTATACTCCTTTTTCAAGCTCTCGACGTATTCCGCGGGCAGCGTCGTGTTGTCATCAATATGAAAAAACACGCTCAGCAAGGTATCGCAAAGCGCGTTGTTATCAATATAATCCGTTTTCAGCCAGTGCGTCGGAACGTCGGGATTGGTGGTCGCTATCAGCTTAGCTCCCGGCACACGAAGCCTCGATAACAGCATAACGAAAAAATCTTTCGGGAACAGCGTCAGCTCGTCGCAGTATGCGCCGCCGAGTGTAATACCGCGTATCTTTCCCTCGCTGCGCTGATCGTTCGCGCCCTCGAGCATGATTTTCCTGCCGAATAAAACGCCCTCTTTTGTGGAAATTGAAAATGTGAAATGCTTTTTCCCGATTAAATCCTGTAACGGCAGCAAGCAGTTACGCTTCAGCGTTTGCAGGGATTTTCCGCACATCATATATAAATGTTCTTTCGGACGCGTCGCCACCCAAAATGCCCACAGTATCAGAGATATCCACGTCTTGCCAGCCGAAACGCTGCCCTGAAGCAGGTTTATTCGTTTCAGCTTATCTTGCTTAAACAGCTGTATAAACTCATTCTGTTTTTCGGTAAACGCGATCTTACCCATTTTTTATAGCCTCCATGATCTCATCAATTTTGCCCTCGCCGTCACCGGAAACTCCGCCCGTTCTCGAATATTCTCCGGGCTTTTTATTGATGAGATAAAATTCCATTGCCGCGTTGGACGGCAGGATATGCTTTTCAACGGTCTCAACGGTTTTAATTCCGTTAACAAATCTGATCTTCTTTTCGGTAACGGTGTAACCCGTCGCCGCTCTGATCAGCGCCTGCTCGACCTCGGCGGTGAGCAGCTCCGAATTTTCATTCAGCATTTCGGCAATACCGTCGCATCTCGATTTGACCTCGGCAATCTTTTTAGCGCGCTTTGCCGGGTTGTTGGTAGATAAAAACGCCTCGACAAGCTGCTGTACCGCAGAGATCGAGGACGAATTATTCAGTTTTTCATGCTCCGCGATAGCAGCTCCGAGAGCGGCTATGCTTTTCTTTTTTCTGCTCACATCATCACCTCGTTTTCGAATATGCCTTTTTAAGCGTTATAGACCCTTTTTAGTACGTCGTTTTATGAATATAGGGGAAACTACCCTCTCGAAATCTGCCCGCCCTTAAAACGCATTTTCGGCGCGTATTTTTGAGGGTATAATTTCGCCCCATTTTCCCAAAATGTCATGGGTATAGCTTCGCCCTTTGCGCCAATGACTTCAAGGGCGTTCGCTTTGGTATTTTTTGCATTGCCGGAGCTTATCACGGCAATGCGGGCGGAGCGTCCAATTCTATGGAGAATACAATCCGATGCTTTTCTCCGTAGATCGTAACGTCCGCCGTAACGCGTTTTCCGCGCCGATTGAATTTAACGATCTCATGCTCGAGATTTGTCAAGAAGCCGCTCGTAATATGCAGCGAGCCGTCGGAAATATATCCGCGGGAAATATCTATGCTGTCGCCGCCGTTGCACAAGCTGTTAATATAACCGCTCTCATTATCCGGCAATGCACACAGGCTTAAAAATCTTATTGCGCCCGTGCATTTCATAATGATATGCCAGAGCTTAGCCGTAAGCTCGGGCACATCTATGAAAACATATCCCGTAAAGATGATCCGCTCGACGTACTGCCAATTTCCGAGAACTCGTTCCGTCTTGATCTGCCGCGGACAATACGCCGTAATATTCTTTCGCCGGAGTTCTCCGACGATCTGCAGCTCCCTGCCGCCCTGAACGTATAGCACATACATTATTCCACGTCCTTCCGTTCGGAAATAAACTGCACGAGCTGACTGTACAATTCGGGTCTTTCCTTTGCCATAGCGTCGAATATTTCCTCTTTAAAGCTCTCGAACGCCACGTCTTTAAGATTTTTTACTCTGATGTCGTTCCCGTTCTTATATGCCACCGCGCGAATCAGTCCCGTGCATCGGTCAATCAACTTGAGCGGATCGGCGGTTTTGAGTTCCTCGTCGTCCAGATTTCGAACTGCCGTCAGCACCTTATGTGTGATCAGCCGCGTGATCCCCTCGGTGGTGTCCAATTGCGGATATTTCGCCATTTCCTCGGTGAGTGTTCTCATATTCTCCGAAGCAAGCCGCAGATCCTGAACGGTAGCGTTAAGCCCTTGAGCGTAACGGCATACCGCCGATTCGGACAAGGTCATATTCGCGGTGTCCCGGACAAAGTCGCAGACCTCGCGGTAGGTGAAATTGCCGAGTATCATTTCCTCGACTGCCGATTTAATATCCGATGGCAGCGCGTCGATCTTGCTGTGTTTTCGGTTTCTCATATGATCACCGCCTTATGCAGGGATCGTCAATTTTACCGTTAAGAAACGCAATACCCTTTGCGGTCAGTTTAGCTTCGATCCTGCGCATTTCCGCGTCGGCAAGATCTGCGATTTTCATATGACCGTCAACGGTACGCAGCTTGATATATCCGCTTTCATTGAGGTAATTCAGACAGTCGGAGATCTCGGCGGCGCTCATTTCCGCACCCAATCCATACTCCAGATCGTCCACCTTGATATATCTCTCGCGCAGCGCGTTTACCGCTCTTAAGACCCGCGCGTTGTTGTCAAGAAATTTTTCACGCTTGATCCTCTCAAAATCCATTTATTTCACTCCCTTTTAAGGCTGTCTATCTTTTCCTCAAGCCGCGACATTGTGCGGATAAAATCCGCATTGCGAACGGTATTTTCTTTCAGGAAATCTATGTTGCTTTCAATTTTCTCAATAGATTTTTTCAATTCGTTCAACTCGGTCTTGCTCGCGTATTTGTCGTCGGCATGCTCGATTTTTTCTTTTAGCTCGTTCAACTCGGCACGGCTCGCCCGGCTGTTCAGTTTATTGAAAAAATATTTCAGGAAAAAGACTATAACGCCGAATCCCGTCGTTACCGCCAAATTAAATACTGTGTCAAAATCCATATGATCACCACCGCAATTTATTTGTTGTAACTCGATTTTACCATAAAAAATTAAAAATGTACAACGTGATTTTATGCGTGAATTTATGCGTAATTTTATGGCACAAAAAAAGAGCCGCACAATGCGGCTCAAGGTTTTATTTTGACGCGAGTTTTCGCACGTCGGATACCGTGATCTCCAGATCGTGTGCGATCTGCTCGTTACTGTCGCCGTTTTGTTTGCGGCGGCGGATATAGTCCGCAAGTTCCGATGTGGGGATAATCGACCGCGCTTTTGGTATCCATATTCTGTCTCCGCCGTAAACGTCCATAAGTGCGCGGTAATTATCCAATCCTATAACATCAACGACCGCCTGCTGATCTTCATTGAGGTGCGAAAGCAGAACCAAATCAGACATCGGCATTTTTATCACCCCGTTTCTTTTTCCGTTCCTCGGCGCGGATCATACGCTTGAGCATTTCAATGATCCGCGCCGCTTCATCACGCGTTACCTTATAAAAAATGTCCCCGTCCGAACGTATTTCGCGCCCGGTGACTTTTTGGATCAGTCCGCGCAGACGTTCACGAACTTCCGCGTTGGACGGAGACAGCTGCGCCAACTTATACGCCAGCCGGAAGCATAGGCTCTGCTGTTCGCCCGTAATATGCTCGATCTCCGCAGGCTTATCCGGGCATACATTCTCTTTATAATCGATCAACCGCGCAATAATAAAATCCGCCTGTTTTTCCGTCAGCTCCGAGATATGATCCTTTCGCGACCATTGCTTTACCCAAAGGTGCAGATCGTCGTCGGCTCCGCGGTCGCGGTCGAGCATTCCGCACTGCGCTCCCAGCGCGTATATCCGTTGTATTTGCTTTCCCGTTGCCATTTACGTCACCGATAATTTTGTTGAATCGCTAACATGGACGCCAAGATGTATGCTTTTTGCAATGCTGTCCATATCTGCTCCGGACATCTCCGCAATATTGCAGAATGTCTGCCATATCACTGCCTCGGCGTACATATACGCATAGTCGCTCGCGTCTTTTTCCGATAAACCTCCGATTTTGATTAAATTGTCGCGGTCAGTCTCGAAATTCGCGCCCTTGAGTTTTTTTGATAATACCGCCTTTGCTTTGTCGTTACAAGGTAATTGATCTATAACCTCTTTCGGTGTGGATTTTATAAAATCATTTGTGAAAATACCGATCAGCATACGTTCAATATTCTTGTCTTTCGGTTTGATCTCACGCTTTACCTCTTCCTTAAAGATGTCTTGAAAAACTTCTTTTCCAAGTGACTTTTCAAGGAAATTCGGCGCGTAAATTTCTAGCGTTTGAGATTGGGTATAGGTAACGGAAGCCTGACTGTTTTCATCGGCATATGTACAGGACTTGTATTTGGTATCCGCAACATCCATATGTCCGCGCTCAAGGAAAAAAACTTTCAACTCCTTTTCCCGTTCACTGAGCTTCGCGATCTGCGCCTTGATCATGCTCAGCTCTTTAACCTTTTCAATGATCTCCGACATTATCCGCACACCTCCTTGTTCAGCCGTGCCGCGCATACGGGACAAACGAAAACGTCTCCGAAACGTTTTACATTGTCCGCTCCGCCGCAGAACCGACAGGTGTCGGCGTGCTTTGAGATGATCAGCTTCCCGTCCGCCGCGGTAAGGTCTACCGCCGTTCCCGCGTCAAAATCCAAATACGCCGCCAGATCTTTTGGTATCGTCACACCACGGGATTTTGACAACCTTTTGAATTTCACCATACAAACAACCTCCTGTTACATAATTAAAACCGCTCACTCTGCCTTATACGCGGACTTGTGACCGCCGTTGGTGGCATTAAGCGGGGAGAATATCTCCCCAAAGCTATTATATTTCGCACCGTGCAAGTCCGAGAATAACCATTCCGTCTTTGCAGAATTCCTTGTCGTCCAGAATGTATGTGATCTTGTACAGCAAACCCTCTCCGGTATAATAACCGCCGCTTGTCTGACGCAGTCCGACGTTCAGGCTGTACGGATCGACCTGCGTATCCGGCACAAATTCATTGACCGCGAGGTGATCCCCGACCTCATAAAGCCGATCTTTTTTGCGCACCTCGAATGTTTTTGTGCCGTCCTTCAGCGCCTTGAAATAATCGGGATTGCATTTAACCGAATGTATCATTTATCCTCCTTATTCATCGTCTTAAACTTTTTTCAGCAGTTCGGGATTATCGTGGATATTCCCGATGACCTCATAACAATTCGCATACTTCCGGGCAATTTCAAACATCTGACCGCTGTCGCTTATTTCCAATGTAAATCGGCTTTTATTAACGGAATAAACGACTTTTCCCGTCCAAGTTCTGCCCGATGTGCTTTTGTAAGTCACTAAATCGTTTTCAAAAATCGGCTTGCGGTTCTTATCAAGAAACCCTACGCACTGTCCGAGCGTGTCAAAGTTTACCTTAAAGCCAACTTCGCCATTTTTGGCGGCAATTTCGGCAATATTCAATTCCGCCCATTCAAGAGTATCTGTGCGTTTTCCGCGCCATAAGCTATGTAATAGTTTACCCATTTTAATTTACCCCTAGCAACTTATTCATTTCCTCAAACCCGCGCCGAGCTTCCCGCTTCCGCCTGCTTACCCCGCGGAACTCCACGGGATAACACCGCTCCAGAACGCGGTCGTAAATTCTCACGCACCGTATA